AAATAGGTGATTCTAAAGTGATTGATTTTAATGATGTAAATAAAAGAAATATCCTTATTGTTATTATTCTGATGATTTTCTTTATTGGAACAACAACAATGATTTACCATTATGGATATGATAAAGGGTATAAAGAAGGAACAACAAAAACAACTACAACTACAGATTCTTATACTTCACCCTCTTTGACTACTAAAATAACAGCATCAAATAAAACCAATACGTCTGATCCAGATTTGATTCTAAATAACCGCTATCATGCAGTCATAAATGGTACTGATATCCAGATACCAGTCAAAGATGAGTACATTAAAGAAACATTAAAAGACACACCTTCTTCTCCTTCATCCTCTACTACTTCCACTACTGCGCGTGTCGATCAAACACTAGACCTCACACCAATCTTCAAAGACTACGAAAAGAAGCACAAGTGGGAAGTGGGGACTGGGATAGGAAGGGTGTCTAATGAATGGTACGTTCCAATTGAAGTACAAAGGAATTTTGGGTACAATAAAGGAGTGTCTTTCCAACTGAATGTCAAAGACAACAAAGTTGATGGATTTCAAGCAAGTTACAAGATTAGATTTTGATTAGAAGATGTAGTAGCCCGATAGTAGTATTATCTCTAAAAGATACAGTAAATACCGTATGCCTGTTAATAAGGACGATATTATGCCATACGGTATTTAGATGTATATACGTACCCCAATTACATTTTGTAGTGGGTGTCTAGGGTATTTATTGCTGATTGTTTTTCATCGTAGTATCCGATAGTAGCATACTACAAATCATTTCACTAGCTTCTTTATCTTGCTGCGGAAGGGCGTGTGTGTACCTGTTGAGCGTTATAGCTACAGATGCGTGACCTAGGCGAGTAGAGACGGTCTTGATGTTCACACCTGCCATGATAAGAAGGGTGGCATGGGTGTGTCTTAGATCGTGGAAGTGAAGTGGTTTGTCTATGTTACTTACTTTCTTTAGCGCATTAAAGTAGTACTGTATATCACTATTAGCAATTAAAGTCTCATTCTTAGTGTGAAAGACAAAACTGTTTTCATCTTTATGGGGAAGAGCCTGTAGTATCTCAATGAGTGATGTAGACACATGTATTCTTCTTACAGAGGCGCGTGTCTTAGGCGTTGTGAGACTAGCCCCTTTTCCTGCACTGTCTTCTACACTGGCTTTTATATAGATGGTGTCTTTACCCAGTGCTTTGTACTGTAAGGCACGCAGCTCTCCTTTTCTCATTCCTGTCTCTAAGGCAGTACGTATCAGAGGGTAGAACCATATGGGAGATTTCATCTCCTTAGCTTTTAATAGAACATTCGTACTCTCTTCTTTCGTTAAGACATGCATTTCTGTCACAGTATGATCTACCTGTGTCTTGATACGCATGCTGTCTTCTACAGGATTCTCTATAATGAGTTTTTCTTTTCTTGCTCCTTCAAAGATACTTCGCAATAGGGCATGTCTTCCTCGTACAGTGGCAGGGGAGAGTGTCTGGAGCAATGTTAGAAGCAACGTGTTGACGTCTGAAACTGTTATGTCTTTCATCACTTTGTTGCCAAAATCAAGACACTGCATATTACTCTCATAGTTCCTGTATGTTTGTGGTTTTAGTGTTGTCTTTTTCATCATTAACCATCGTTCACTGTACTGTTTGAATGTAAGGGGAGCTGCTAATGGATTGATCTTCCCTGCATTTACTTTGTACTGATACTCAGTGATCTTTGCTTGGACTTCTTTCCTTGTCTTTCCTGTGAAGGTTTTGGTGAGACGTTTATTCTTCTTCGTCACTGGATCTAGTTTGTATCCAATGGTGATGATGCCTTTGAATTTTCCATCTCCGTATGGGGTGATACTTCCTTGCCCTCGTGGTGCTCTTTGTCTTTTCATGGTGATGTTCCTCCTTCTTAAAACAAAAAATTGTAAAAATTGTGAAAGGGTATTCATTAAAATTGCCCTGGCTGTTTTCCCCCGTACCCTCCACGCGCTCGCCGTTATCGCAGGGGAGCAGCGGAATGTATTAGTATAATATTATTATACTTATACGGAACAGGGAGGGCAAGCCCTGTTTGCCTATATATGTACTTGTAAGATTTAATCTCTTACTACTAACGTGCTACCAGCGAGCCATGGTTGACAATCATGATACCCTACGGGGGTATGGTATACCATGCGAACAAAATTTCTCCCCAAAGAAATGCAAATTTGGGCTTGATTTTGGCTACACGTCGTGATACAATCTAGACAGTCAAGGATGACACGGACGGAACGCCACAAGGCAGAACCGCCCCGATTCTGAAAATGCTATCTGTAGAACATGTACGGATAGCGTGGTGGAAGAACTCAGAACACCGCACAGTGCGAACGCGACCGGCAACGGATTCACGGCGAACTGATAAGACGAAAGAGAGAACCGGAAGGAAAAACATCTTGACAATGGATACACAACGTGCTACAATATGCACAGTGAACGACCTTGACGGTGGATAGGTAAGCCGTTAGCCCGAGAACAAGGCTATATATAAGCGAGCAGGTGGTCAGTAGTAACCGCCGGGAAGGGGCATGGGATGCATCAGCCGACTAAAACGACCCATTATGAATACTACTGAGTCGCTAGCCCACGGACTTAAAATAGGGGGGCGATGGGTTCTCACCATCGGGGTTAGAATGACAACATTGTAACCTATTGGGAAACGGATGACGCCACGGGATATGAGAGATACCTCTCATATCGTGACAACGGCGGCGGCGTCCAATGTTCTTTGAAATACGTCACCGCGAAAAGACAAGAAAGACGTGCTGACGGGATGAATAGCTGAAAAATGCGACGGGTGAAATTACTGGACGTGTCTAGTATGAATTCACACCCTACGAAAAAAAGAAAGTCATCGGGAAAAGCGGTGGCAACGTCACCATGAGAATACACATGGCAAAGTCTTGTGAGTACCTGGCGATATACTGTCGGGCGGAGTAGTGGACAGTCTATTTGAGTGCTGAAAATACTTGTCTAGCAAGGTATCTTGTGATGACACGGAAGATAGGTGCAAGGATGATAGGTGGTGTAGGTGAAACGTAGGAAAAGCAAGCATGTATTCAGTCTCTAAACCATTGTACTGAACAGTGGTATTCCAACCATCAAGAGATGGTAAATCAAATTTTTTTTGGTAAGTATGGTTACACAACGGGATACATACTAGAGAGGACGGAACAATTATGACAATGAAAAAAATTATCGCGTATGCCATGAATACAGTAACAAAACAGAATGGAATCATTATGTTTGATAATTATGCCTACGGGAAAATCAAGGAACGCATTGAAAACTACGTGGAAATGGTAGAAGGCGATGAGTACGGTACATGGGAATGTATTGGAATTAAAACTTTAGAAAAATTCAGTTCTTACGATGCTCCAGATATCGCAGGTGGAGACGTTGTCTTCTATGCAGGGCGCACACTCCGCTTACGTTGTACATCTGCAAGAGGGTTAGTGATTATGGGATTTGAACCTACCACGCACATTGACCATCTGAATGCTGCTTATAAATTAGAACTTTTACTTGTGAAGAAAAGCAAGTAAAAGTAAGTCGAAACTAGACACACAAGATAGGGTGTGTCTAGTCAACGTGAGATAGCTGCCCACGTTCTGATGAGACAAGCTATAGGATTAAAAGAAAGGATGAAACGAAAATGATTAAAGTAACAGACTACATGGATTGGTTTAACATTTATCACACGGCATGGAGCGGTGCAAGAGATACAGTGGAGAGGATTGAAGACGAAGGCAAGGGGAATGAATTTATGTCTCTCATTGAAGAGCTGTACCCCGAAGGAATTGATAGAACAGCTCTCAATGACCTTCTTTGGTTTGATGACGAATGGATTTTTGAGTGCTTAGGTATTAAAGATGAAGAAGAGGGGGAGGATGATTAACATGCTTAGATGGTTCAATATTGAGAAAACGAGACACACCACGAAGAATTACACGGTATGGAAAGATACTAATCCTGATAACAAGGAAGAATATGAAATGTATTCTTATCAGACACTGATTATCAAGGGCACACTGGATAGCCTTGAAATTACAGGACTGTATAGCATGACTACTCGCAGACACATTAGATGGTTTGTCGCTGAACATGTGAAAGCAAGGGCATACATTCCATTTGAACTTGTCAAGATGGTGGTAGCCAATAAGAACTATAGACTTGATCTCATACATGCTTGCGTATGAGATATCACAACGGGGGAAATCATCGCAGAAGGGCATTAAGAAAGAGTGTGTCTTAAATTTTTTGATAAGTGCGGATGCACAAAATGATACATTCGCACAGAAAGGGAGGAATTATCATGAGAGAAGTAGTACAGAAAGTTTACAAATTTGAAGAATTGTCTAAAGAAGTACAGACAAAAGTAGTTGATAAATATAGGTACACATTTGTAGATTCATTTAATTGGGGTGAGTGCACAAGTGAAAATTTCATGTACACCCTGCTGCATGAATATGGTTTTAATGTAGATGAAGATAGTGTGTCTTTTTCTCTGTATGACGTTGCAGAAGGGGCAGGATTTACTGGAACATTCGATATCATTGAGTATGCAATCAAGATAGCAAAGCATTTTGATACTGAGAATCATATTTCCGATGACGTACTTGATGAAATCAGAAAGTATGGTGAAGTTCGTGTAGCGAAGTATTCATGGACAAGCCAGGCTACAAGGGATTGGAACACCTACGTGGAATTGCTGATTGATGGCAATCCCATGGAAGAAGATGGAAAGTATGACGATTTCATAACCGCCCTTGAAGAATGGCGTATCGAACAATGCGATTCCTTATATGAAAATGCACAAGATGCTTATGAATATTATACATGTGATAACTACATTCGCACAGAATTAGAAGAAGGGAACTATGAGTTCCTGGCAGATGGAACGGATTTTTAGACAAGGAAGGATGATAATCATGTTAAATACAGATAGCTTTGATTTTACGCTTTCATTCAGTGGGGCTAGGGTAAGAACGGACAAGGGAGGGGGATACCTGACTGTCTATCTTCCGCATGAACGTATCGGAATGAATGATGATCCTTCCTATACCATCTCTATCGATGATTGGGAAGCAGACATGATTATCAAGTTTCTGCATAAACTTATAGATATGACGGCAATGCAGATTGAAGCTGCATTTGTTTATGATGACGTAGCAGAAGCAGGTATTTTTGATTCCCTTGTCTTAGCAAGGACATGGCAGATCGGATGGGTACAGCGTGGAAGAAATGAGAGCTATGCCTATATCAGAACCCCCGCAAAATTAGCAGCCTTCCTTATCGAAAAAGGTGCATTCAAAGATATACCGTCTATGTTCCTTGATTGTATTGACAACGAAGAATTAGGAAATAAGCTGATGGACGGTTATGAATTGTACTTACTTGAAGAAGACACCGCAAGTTTTCCTGAATGTATCCATAAGTATGATGGATGTTATTATGCATGTGGCAGTAGGATTTTGTACAAAATAGACAAGTAAGCTAATTGTGGCACATAGAGAGGGAGAGAACATTTTTCGTTCTCTCTTTTTCTTATGTTTTTTTTTCAGAGAAAGGAAAATATCATGGACTATGAAAACATCACTCTCAAGGATGAACTTGAACTGGAAAGGCGTGCAAAGACACGTGCAGAAGAAGCAGCACAGCGTGTCTTACAGAACAGCTGTAGCAACGGAAGAGCTACAGAGACACAAGTCGGGAAAGGCATGATGGACTACGCATATGATAAGTTTATTAAAAGCATTCGTGAGTTTGTAACATATGAATTGCAGCCAAAATGTGGTGTACAAGCAGCTTATCATAACATGTTGGAACAGTTAGCACAGATCTATGATGATAAGACACACCTTTATGCCGTTCTTGCTCTGAGTACAATGGCGTGTACAATGGACTATGTTTTTATCAGAAAGAATGAACTTAGCACCATTGCTAAACGTATTGGGGAAAGCATTGAAGATGATGCTAATCTTGTAGCCTTTGAAAATTCTAACCCTGAAAATCTGAAAGAATTAAATACAGGATTAAAGAAGCGTGTAGGTGAACATTTCAAGAAGTATTACATTCAGCACAAAGCAATGACAGAAGCAGGATTTAACTGGATTGAATGGAATACCGCCGCCAAAATAAAATTAGGGGGCAAATTGATTGAATGCCTTGTGTCTTCCACCACCTTATTTGAAATTGTGCATATCAATCATGGCACTGGAAGAACAAGCATGGATAAACTTAACCCTAGCCAGCTTTTTATTGATTTATGGAATATCAATGAAGTAGCGTTATTGCAGAATACTTGTAGGGCAATTCCTACGATTATTCCCCCTAAAGAATGGACAAGCTACACGAATGGTGGTTACTATGAAGAGTTAAGGACAGCATATCCTTTGATGAGACTGCATAAGAATAAAACTATCTTCTTTACGCAGTATTTAGAAAAGCTGAAACAGACAGATTTAACTAGTGTCTTACGTGCAGTCAATGCTGTACAGTCTACACCGTGGAAAATAAATACTAGAGTGCTGAAAGTAGTAGAAGAAATCGTCAAGAATGGTGGGGATCTTGCAGGTATTCCAAAGTTTCAACCTTACGACAAGCTCCCTAGATTAGAAGGAAATTATACAGAAGAAGAACTGAAAGAACATAAGAAGCTCGCAGTTGACCTGATTCATCGTGAGAACGCACGGAAAGGAAGGGCACTTAGATGTTTGTCTATGCTTGCCATCGCTAAAGAATACGCTCCCTACAAGAGAATATACTTCCCATGCAATATGGACTTTAGAGGGCGTGTCTATCCCATCCCTGCATTTTCTTTTCAAGGGGATGATTTGACAAAAGGGCTTTTATTGTTAGCAGACACACCTGCAGCTACAGACGAAAAGGCAGAATACTGGATGCGTGTGGCAGGTTGTGAGTTTTACGGCAATGACAAGGTGTCTTTTGACGATCAGATTCAGTGGACGAAAGACAATGAAGAAGCTATCTTGTCTGTAGCGGCTGACCCACTGGGGAAAGACAAAGGTTTTTGGGCTAACTCTGATTGCCCTGTAGAATTTCTTGGGTGGTGCTTTGAATACAAGGACATGTTGTCTTACAAAGACAAGCACAATGGCTCTGTCATCGGGTGGATTTGTGGTGTACCTGTAGCATTTGATGGGACTTGCTCTGGATTACAGCATTTTTCAGCAGCTCTTAGGGATGAAATTGGTGGACGATCCGTAAATCTGATTCCTGGTAATAAACCTAGGGATATATACGGTGAAGTAGCTGAAAAAGTGAACGTCATGTTGCGAGAAAACGCTAAAAGCGGTACTTCTGATGTATGGATGACCAACAAATTTGGTGAGAAAACGATGAAATGGGGTACAAGAACTCTTGCACAGCAGTGGCTCGCATATGGCGTAAATCGAAAAGTCACGAAAAGATGCGTGATGACCCTTGCATACGGTGCTAAACAGTTTGGATTCAAAGAGCAGATTTTAGAAGATACTCTAAATGATGTGTACGGAACTGACAAGGGAAGCATGTTTACTGCAAGCAAGAACACTTTAGCACTTTACATGGCTAAACTAATTTGGCAAGCAGCTTCTCAGACTGTTGTCAAGGCATTCATTGGTATGAAGTGGTTACAAGACATTTCCGCTATTGTATGCAAGACAGGGGATGTTGTTACATGGAATACACCAATGGGACTTCCTATTCAGCAGAACTATATGGAGACACACGTCAAGAAGGTGAAAATGAGATTCTTAAATCTCACTAAAAACTTCTATGTGCCAGAAGAAACAGGGAATGTTGCAAAAAAGAAACAGACACAAGGGATTGCACCAAACTTCATTCACTCCATGGATGCAGCGCACTTGCAGTTGTCTATCAACATGTGTCTTGACAAAGGGATTCACCATTTCAGCATGATCCATGATTCCTATGCTACATCCCCTGCACAGGCAGACACACTCTTTCACACTGTCAGAGAAGCATTTGTGAAAATGTATGAAGAGAATGATGTACTTCAGAATTTCTATGAAGACATGAAAACAGCAGTAGGAACACAGGATAAACCACTGCCATGCCCCCCATCCGAAGGAAAATTAGACATCAGACAAGTGCTTGATAGTCTTTATGTTTTTCATTAAGGATACACAAAGCCCTACATCTTGACACGTGTAGGGCTTTGTGATATTCTGTAGACAGTCAAAGGAGGGTATAAATATGACTACAGAACAGCAGCAGCAGCAGAGCAAAGATGTATCGTTAAGAATCAGGATCAATGGAGCAGAAAAGGATGCTTTTTATACTATATGCACCAATATGGGTATGACCCCATCTAAAGTGGTGCGTAAACTCATTGAAGAGTTTTGCATAAAGAATGAAAAGACTAAGAATCTTTTGTAAGGAAAGGAAGGAGAGCAGGAAAAAGAATGGAAGACGATTCATTTAAGGATGCACAGTTTAGGCTCAGAATATCATTAGAAGAAAAAGAAAGATTTTATTCTACTTGTGCTAGAAAAGGTGTAAAACCTTCGCAAACAATTCGTGACTTGATTCATGCCTTTTGCATCAAGAACAAAGACAAATTGAACAAAATGTAATTGTGGTATGCTATGGAGAAGAGGAGGAATACTTTAAGTATTCTCTTAGATTCCTAGTGATGAAACTTAAATTGATAATTGTTAATAGTTCCCATATAAATAATACCTATAGAATATTCTATAGATATTACTTATATGGGATTTTTTTTTTATTGTTTTTAATGATTATTATTAAAAATCATCCTTATATGGTTCCTGATTTTAATTGTGACATGCTATGGAGAAGACACCATTTCTGTTTGTCTTCCCAGAACAAGGTTGTGTCTATCAACAAAAGGAGGGGGTGTCTATTGAAAGTTGTAATTTCAAATGAACTTGAGTGGAAGAAATACACCAATCAAGTCAGAAACAAAACATGCTTATGGAAATGCTGGGAATGTGGGAAGCTGTTTCATCCGTACAAAGGATTTGAATCAACTTCCCATTTTTGTTGTGTTGATTGTTCAAACAAATATTGGGACAGAGAGCAAGAACAAGGAATAAGACACTGTAGGTATTGCAGCAAGCCATATAAACCGAGTGTGTCTACATACGGAAATGTCTACAAGCTCTGCTGTTCGGACTGTACAGCTATTGTGACGAAGATCAATTACAAATTAGTTGATTGGCAAAAGGAGAAATTCAAAAATGGAAGATGCTACAGAAAAGAAGGCAAGAAAATTCAAAGTGGGAGATAAAGTGTACGCCCCATTTCATGGCTATGGCGTTGTGACAAAAATTCACGATCATAATTGCGTTTATCCGATCGAAGTCACATGGGATAGTAGTGCGGTTGAGAAGAGGGAAGATGTTAGCACATTTACTGCAAATGGGAGTTTAGTGCAAGATACTCCCTCTTCTATCTATACACTTACTGTAGTTGAAAGTGCTATGCCAAAAGATGCAGAGAAGGACGAGAGAATGAAAACAAAGTTCAAAGTAGGGGATAAGGTCTATTCCCCTCATTATGGTGAGGGCATTGTAACTGAAATTAGTGATGCAACAAATTCTCCATATCCTGTTGAAGTACATTGGACTGGTGCTGTGCCTATATCTTCACCTGAGTGTGATTACTTTGAGTGTGATTACTTCACTAAAGAAGGGCGGTTCCAGTGCAGTAGCGCAGACCCAGAGTATGATATCGTCTCTCTTAAAGGCACTAAAGTATCAGATGATGGCGTTGCAGATAGAATGATGGACGCACTTGATAAAGTCGAATATTCAGCTGTCAATCCGACACATTATCAAGTTTCGGGTATTCCAGAAGCGATTGATATTATGCAGCACCTTATGACTAAAGAGCAGATGGAAGGATTCTTGTGGGGAAATATCATCAAGTATGCATATCGGTATGGTCGCAAAGGGGACAAAGCAGAAACCGCTGGAAAGATCGCATGGTATGCCAATAAGCTGAAGGAGCTTGAGAAAGGAGAACACGATGAAACTTAAAGAACTCTTAAAAGTCATTCCAGACACCTACATTCTGGGGCTGACTAACGCAGATGAAGAGATTAAGAAGAAGAGGGGAATTAAAAAATGAGAGATGATAGCACAAAGATTATTGATGACCTCATTCGTGTGTGTAAGGATGTTCAGCCTGATCTTAATGCATCACAGGGGGCTATCACGGCAATCTATAAGAGGAACTCTTTTGAAGACCTGTTCCAGACCATTGGAGATCTTTATCACACTCTTGTAGCATTTCACATTCCGACAAAGTATCTCAATATTGACATTAGATACCCACTTGTTTACATCACACTGGACTACAAGGGTATGAAAATTCTGTGTCCTGTTTATGGGGAGGAAGAAGAATGAGAATTACTAATCTACAGGTCTATGACATGAACAACTCCATTAGAGCTTCTGGCTACCCGATGAAAGCATTTCTTGACTTTGATACACAGCACCGATACATTGATGATTTAGACTGGAAGCGAGCTGTTTCATTAGCAAGCAGAGAAAGCAGTGAAGGACACGATAATTTCCTTAGCGGAATTATCGTGTCTTTTGATTTGACTTGCACAATCAAGATGTGGACAGAGTTTGAACGGTATCACTTTGCACAGATTGTGTCTAGTCAATCTACCATGCACAGGTTGTCTAAGATGCAGCTTGATACAGCGTTCACCCCTTACACCGATCCGCAGATTATCAAGAGACTGGAAGAATTGCAGAAGCAGTTTAGAGAGGAACAGAGTGAATCTACATTTTTGCAGTTGATCTATTCCTGCCCTGTAGGTCTTGAATTGACTGCACGGGTTACTACTAACTATAGACAGCTTAAAACGATCCTTAAACAGAGACACAATCACAAGTTACCCGAGTGGAGAGCATTTTGTAAAGAAATCCTGTCACAGTGCCCTAACGCAAAGTCATTTTTAATTGGGGCAAGCTATGGAGAAAGGAGCGTCTGATTATCAAAGGTAATGCTCCTTACTAAAGCTAACTCTACATGACACACGGGGATTAGAATCACCAGCCAACACATTACAAGCAGTTACAGCGTTTGCTGAGTGCCTGCTCGACATACTCGAATTCATACCATCATAACGTGTAGCAAGCGTTTGATGAAGCAGGAAAGGGAGGTCTACCTTTTCTGTTTTAGGGATTCTAATCCCAGTGTGTCATGTAGAGTGAAGCATCATTTTTTTTTTATTGTGACATGATGAAGAGAAAGGAGCTGTTGATTATGGCAGAGACAAAAGAAAAGAAAGTCGTAACAAAGAAACCTAGAGTACCACGTATTCCTCATCTTGAAGTGGGGAAGGAAGTAGTTGTAGAACTTGTAAACGGCGCATTTATCTTCAAAGCAACAAAGACAATGACGATTGATGCAAATGCTTACGTTCATTTTGGCAGAGCGAGAGTTCCTGCTGGGTACGCTCTTATGCTACATGGGACAAGAATGATGGAGAAGAAGTTGCTGATTGTCTCTCCTACATCCGTGGTAGGGGCAGCACATCTTGGTGTCTTCTGTACAAATACTTCCCCAGAGCTTCGTAGAATTTATGCAGGTGAAGCGGTTGCAATGGGTGTGCTTGTTAAAATTTCTGATAATACAGTTGTAAACAAATTTGACTAAGGAGAAAAAATTATGGCTAACGTAAAAAGACAGTTTGTAAATGGTGTTACCCCGAAAGGTGAAGCACGCTATGCTTTCCTTCGTAAAGTAGAAACGTATGAAGGACAGGAACTTGGTTATTCTATTCAGATTACTTTTGATGCAAAGACTACCAAAGAATTTAAGGAATATCTGGAACAGGAGTTTGAAAAGGCTAAAGAATCCTATGAACTGAAGCCAGGTAAGAAGTGGAGTTCTGAACCCTCTCTGGGTATGCATACCCTGAATGATGGCACGATCACTTTCAAATTCAAGGCGAAAAAGACTTACAAGACAAAAGCTGGGGAAGAGATGACCCGTACTATTCCAGTTGTTGATGCGAAAGGTCATCCGATTAAAGCGTCTAATCTTGGGAATGGTTCCATCATTCGTGTTGCCTTCTCGCTGTCTCCATACTGGATGTCTAACAATAACAATGGGCTGGCATGCTATCTTCGTGGTGTACAGGTTATTAAATACATCCCATACAGCGGTAATGATGCAGCGTCCCTTGGCTTTAGTATGAACGAAGAAGGGTATGATTCTACTATTGAAGGTGAATATGATAAAGACACCCCTGCTACTAAGCCAGATGTAGAAGATGATGGATCTCCATTTGATGAAGAGGGAGATTTCTAATATTGCCTTACTTTAGCCGACATGGAGGGTGGAGTAGAAAGGTCAATGAATCTTATCGGTCTGGGCTAGAAGAAAGAGTGATTGATGAATTGAACAATGCAGGAGCAGAGTATTCCTATGAAAAACATAGGGTAGACTATACTTCTGCACCTGTTCTTCATCATTACACCCCTGATTTTGTCTTAGGTAATGGAATTATTGTAGAGACAAAGGGATTGTTTTCTGTTGCTGATAGACAGAAGCACCTTCTAATTCAGAAACAACATCCAGATCTTGATATTAGGTTTGTTTTTTCCAATTCACGGACAAAGATTCGTAAAGGGAGCAAGACATCTTACGGAGACTGGTGTGAAAAACATGAGTTTGTATATGCAGATAAGTACATACCTTTAGACTGGTTGTCTGAGCCGAAGAAAGGGATGAGCGAAAAAGATATTTATGTAAGAGGTGAAAAACGTGAAAAAGATTAAATTTAGAAATAGGAGCATGACGGATCTCATCATTGTTGCTGATATTGATCTTCAAAACAAAGATGGAGACGCATTATACAGTGATGCACGCCGTAGAGGTGATTTTGATGTAGACTACCACTACGTGATTCATCGTGATGGGCATGTTGAGCATGGCAGAGAACAGATGGCAGTTGGTGGTCTGTATGTTGATCCTCAAGAAACGTCTATCATTGTGTTTGTGGATGTTCCTACTGGTGGAGAAGAAACGGATGTACAGAAAAAAGCCGTGAATGATTTGCTTGGATGCTTCAAAACTGATTTCTGTGATGCTGATGTTGCAAGGGTTAAAGGAGAATATATTCCAGTGAATTATGCAGAGTACGCTTGTACAAGCGCATTTACCGTGCGCTGATTGTGGATCGCATGACGCCTTGTGTCTGTATTCTGATGGACATACTTACTGCTTTTCATGTGATACGTATCATTATGAAGGAGATGCAGAAGAAATGGAAGCTAAGACAGAACACAGACATGGATGTAAAGGCTGTATTCCTCTTACCGATATGGTGGCAGACACTCTAAGAGCCAGAGGAATTAGAAAAGATACATGCGAAAAATACGGATATTTCAAGACAGTTATTCATGATGAACCTGCACAGGTGGCTTGCTATTATGATGACCATGGGGTACTCATTGGACAGAAGGTTAGGTACAAAGACAAAAGGTTTGAGACAAAAGGTTCAAAGTTCTCTAATCGTTTCTTTGGGCAGAACTTATGGGCAAATGGGCACCGCAAGATGTTAGTAGTGACAGAAGGGGAAATTGATTGCTTGACTGTTTCTCAGATCAATGACAACAAATACCCTTGTGTCTCTATTCCTGCTGGGGCTGGCAGTGCAAAAAAGGTATTCAAAGCCCAGTCTGAATGGCTTAATTCCTTTGATAAAGTGATTGTATTCTTCGATATGGATGAAGCAGGACGAAAAGGAATTAAAGACATTGAGGGACTATTGAAACCTGGGAAGCTGTACATTGGTACTCTTCCTTACAAAGATCCGAACGAATGTTTGCAGAATGGACATCCAGAGGTTGTCATTGATGCAATCTGGAATGCGAAAGAATATACCCCAGATGGCATTGTGAACGGCAAAGATCTATGGGATGCTGTTTCTGAGGATGTGAAGAATGATGGATACAATCTGCCTTGGGAGAACTTAACATTGAATAAGATGATTATGGGGCTTCGCAAGGGAGAGCTTTGTGTCTTGACAGCTGGTACAGGGGTAGGGAAGACAACTTTCGTAAGACAGATAGCGTATGACTTTGGCGTAGTGAAGAAGCTAAAGATCGGGATGCTGATGTTAGAAGAAAATCCGAAACGAACCGCTACAGGGTTAATGTCTCTTCATGTCGGGAAACGCCTGTATCTTAATAGGCACGCTGTTTCTGAGGAAGAGTACAGAAAAGCCTTTGATGAGACTTTAGGTACTGGGCGATATGTCTTGTATGAACATTTTGGTTCATTGGATGGAGACAATCTGATGGATAAGATCAGATATATGGCAGTGAGTGAAGAGTGTGATTTCATCATTCTTGACCATATTTCTATCGCTATTTCTGGGCTTGAAGGGGACAATGAACGTAAGATGATTGACATACTTATGACGCAGCTCCGTTCTTTAGCTGAAGAGACAGGTGTTGGTCTTATTATCATCTCACATCTTAGACGTAACAATGCTCTAGGAAGCATAGCGTTTGAAGAAGGTGGGTGTGTCTCACTTTCCCAGCTTCGTGGTTCTGGTGCTATTGGACAGCTTGCTGATACGGTGCTTGGTCTTGAAAGAAATCAACAGGCAGAAGGAAAGAAAAAGAACTTAGTAAGAGTGCGTGTCTTGAAATGTCGATGGACTGGAGAGACAGGCATTGGTGGTTATTTATTCTATGACAAAGAGCATGATACCTTACAGGCGGTAGACAAGCTTAGTGACTATATTGATGAGGAAGGAGAGGAAGATAATGTTGACTTTTGATATTGAAAGTAACGGCTTGCTAGAAGAATCTACAAAGGTTCACTGCATAGCGATCTTTGATGGAGAAACAATGCATAGCTTCTCTCCTTCTAACATTGAAGTAGGTGTTCGTATGTTGCAGGATGCTCTTGATAAGGGTGAGACAATCTGCGGACATAACATCATTGACTTTGATATTCCTTGCCTTGAAAAACTCTATCCAGATATCTTCCATGTGTCTAGGGAACAAAGAAAGTATGTGCGAGACACCCTAGTTTTGGCACGTCTGATCTATGGTAACATCAAAGACTATGATTATGATTTGTTCAAAAAGGGAAGATTGTCTGGTAAACTTATTGGCTCACAGTCTCTGAAAGCATGGGGGTATCGTCTGGGAGAGCTGAAAGGAACGTATGCGGAAGAGACAGAAGATGCATGGGCTACTTACAGCGAAGACATGCTGATGTATAACAGGCAGGATGTAGTTGTTACCCAGAAGCTCTATGACTTTCTGACAAGACACCCATATTCTGAAAAGGCTATTCAACTTGAACATGCAGCACAATGGCTAATGTTTAAGCAGGAGCAGAATGGTTTTCCGTTTAATATTGAAGCAGCAGAAGAGCTAGAAAAGGTGTTACGGAAAAGGCAGTGTGTCTTAGCATCTGCGTTGATGAAACTTGCACCTCGTATTCCAGATAAAATCTTTATTCCTAAGAGGGATAACAAAAGATTAGGATATAAGGCAGGAGTTCCAATACAACGCTACAAAGACTTTAATCCTAAGAGTAGACAGCAGATTGAATGGTTAGTGACTGAACATTATCATTATTTACCCGACAATCCAGACCTGTATGAGGAAGACAGACTGAAAGTGGATGAAGACACATTTCATTTCATGTCTACGGATCCAGACGCTCCAGAGAAAGTAAGAACCTTGTCTCCGATTATTGAGGAATACTTGATGATTGTGAAGAGACTTGGACAGCTTTCAGATGGGGTACATGCATGGCTTAAACTGGTGAAGAAGGACGGCTGTATGCATGGAAGAGTGAATCCTTGTGGAGCAGTTAGTGGAAGAGCGACACATGCAAATCCTAATGTAACACAAGTTCCTCACAATGCTAGTCCTTATGGGAAAGAATGTAGAAGTTTGTTTGGCGTTCCAGAAGGATGGTATCAGGCAGGGATAGATGCTTGTGGTCTTGAACTTCGTTGTCTTGCACATTTTCTTGCACCTTATGATGGGGGAGAGTACGCAGATGTTGTTGTGAATGGTGATATCCATACACTGAACCAGAAGGCAGCAGGTCTTGCTACTCGTGATGAAGCGAAGCGGTTTATCTACGCCTTTCTATATGGTGCAGGTGACAAAAAGATGGGTGGTCTTATTGGGGGAGATGAAAAAGCAGGGAAAGCAGTTAAGGCTAGATTCTTGAAGAAAGTACCTGCTATTCGTTCTTTACGTAAGGCTGTAAAAGATGCCCTTGTGGAAACAGATTTCCGCGGGGGCATTTTGAAGTGGAAAAGACATTGGCTCAAAGGCTTGGATGGAAGAAAGTTGCATGTACGTTCTATTCATTCTGCTTTGAATCTTTTGTTACAGAGTGCAGGTGCCCTTGTCTGTAAGTATTGGATTGTACGGACAGAAGAGCGACTGCTTGCCAGAGGATTAAAGCATGGATGGGATGGAGATTTTGCATTGATGGCATGGGTGCATGATGAACAGCAGATAGCATGCAGAGATCTTGATGTTGCAAAGATTGTTGTTGAAGAAGCACAGGCTGCAATGCGAGACACACAGGCACATTACAACTTTAGAGTGCAGTTAGATACCGAAGGGATTATTGGCAAAAATTGGTATGATTGTCACTGATTTTTTAATTGCGGCACGCTATGGAGAAGAGAACATCTCTCTTTCTCTTTGTTTATAAGAAAGGAAGTACAAATTATGTCTAAAGAATGTGTATGTCATATGATGGAAGATGGAGTTATGTTTTGTCTGGATCAGGCGGTCAGTGTCAGAAAAGCAAATGGCTCACTTGATTTTGTACGGATTGCATCTATTGATCCATTCCTTGAAAGAGCAAGAGTTGTGTCTCCAGAGAGGGATGAGGAAGTAGATATGAACACATTGTCTCCTCTGGAAATGGCTAGAGATAATCTTACTTGGTATGCAAGACACCCAGCTTCTAAACTGACTATTGATAAAACGTACAATATTCCTGTTGACTATGATGAATTTCATAAAGCAGGGGAAGCAGCTATTAAGGGAGAGAAGGAGCTTGTCACATATATGGATAAGCACAAGAAAGACATTATTGCTTTCTATAATGGCAAGTTGGATGAAGAAGATGAAGCACATCGTAAAGCAGAAGACATGAGTGTTCTCCTTCTGAAATATACTGCGTTAGTGAGAGATCTCGCAAGTCAGTGTGATACGGCAGATGAGAATTACTTTATCGTTTTTAGACTTCGTACAATTCTAAATGAAGTGTTTAATGCTAATGCTTCTATTATTTATGCAGCAAAAGCCAATATTGAAGTAGTGGAGCATTACCTTCCAAAAGAGGAGAAAAAATAAATGGAACGGAAAAAGACATCTCTTGAAGAAATTGCTAATGAAGATGTAAGAAAGACTATCTATGATGCCCTTGCTTCTATTGAATTTTATGTTTCTGATTGCTATGGGCAGCTTACAACTATGCAGGAAGTAAAGGACTTTAATGACGCGGTGTGTGCACTTGTCTTTGCACAGAGACACGTTAGAGAAGCTGAGTGTGAAGTAGAAGCAGTGAAAACGAAGTATGGATGTGCTGAAGGGCGGAAGAATAAAGATGCAGAAACAGTGTTTGGTGAAATCCCCACTGATGCTCGTGTTTGATGGAGACATGATTTGCTTTCAGGCGTGTGCCGTAGTAGAGCATGAAGTCAACTGGTATGGGGATGTCTGGACATTATGGGCAGATGCTGCTGATGCTAAAGGTGAAGTAGATGCTCGTATTGCAGAAATCGCTGCTGCGGTGTTAGACAAACTCAATTATGAAGGCGTGTATAGAATCGTTCTTTGTTTTAGTGGAGAAGATAATTTCAGAAAGAAGATCTATCCACTTTATAAGCAGAACAGAGTAGGGAAGAGAAAACCTGTCTGTTATTCTGCCATTGTTGATTGGTGCAAAAGGAATTATGAAAGTATCACAAGACCTACACTGGAAGCCGATGATCTTTGTGGTATCTTAGCGACAAGACATAAGGGGCACACTGTCATCATATCTGCGGATAAAGATTTTAAGTGTATCCCGAGTGTCTTTTATAATTTCATGAAGCGTGAGTTGTATGTCATATCAGAAGGAGAAGCTGATTACTTCCATCTGATGCAGACACTCATGGGAGACACTGCTGACAATTACACTGGATGCCCTGGTATTGGAGCTAAGACAGCCCAGAGACTCTTTGCAGATAAGGGTGTGTCTTGGGATACGGTAGTTGGGGAATTTAAGAAGAAGGGGTTGTCTGAAGCATACGCACTATCACAGGCGCAGGTGGCACGAATCCTTAGGGATGAAAACTATGACAGTAAGACAGGTGAAATCACACTCTGGACACCAAAGAAAGAGAGGTGTAGTCCTTGATTAAAGTACAGGATGATTCAGATTCTTTACGTGCAGAGATGAAACGTCCATATATTTCAGCAGAAGTTATGGAGTATCTTCGTAAGAATTTTGATATTTCCTATTTACTGGCTAAAGATGTTGGAAGTGAATCAATGCGTCTTGGGTACATCAAGGGTGTACAGGATGTGATTGATTCTCTTTTAGCATGCCAGAGAATGAATGCAGGTAAATGATATGTGTTTATGGAATAAGATGCCTAAGATTACTATTCCTAGCATGACACCAGCACAGCTACAGCAGACAAACAACACTGCACAGGAGCCAGAAAATGCTGTCTATGGTGGAACAAAGAATTGGGAAGTAGCAAGCAAGAAGAAAGGTGTGGCAGCTCTTACTATTAAGAAAGACACACTGAATAAGGCAACTAATGATACAGGTGTAAATTACAATTTGTAAATTAAAGGAGAATGAGAAATATGGGATGGTGGCATAAAGTTACACACGCAATCACAAAACCATTTAAGGCATTAGGACATGCAGTGTCTAGCGGACTGAAAGGTGTATTTAAGGCAGTTACACAGCCATTTCTTAAAACGCTGACAGACACACAGGAAGTAGCTCCTCCGCAGATTTCTGCCCCTGCTGTAGCTGCACCAGAACCTACGCAGGGGCAGCAAGAATCTGATCTGGTGTCTAATAAGCGAAAGCGAACAAATAAAGGGAAGAGAGCCTTAATGATTGATAGTGGCGGTTCAGCTGGTTCTGGGGGTACGACAGGTACTGGTCTTAATCTCTAATGATAGGAGACAAACATGGCACAGCAGAACAGCATGAATGATATTATCAAGAACCGTGAAGAAACAGCGAAAAGTGCATATGAACGTCTGTCTAATGATAGAAACATGTATATCACTCGTGCGGAAGATTGCGCTAAATACACAATTCCTTCTTTGTTTCCTCAGAATGGTTCTAATGCTTCTACTACTTTCAGTACACCATATCAGAGCTTTGGTGCCAGAGCAGTCAATAATCTGACATCTAAACTTGCCTTAGCTCTTATGCCCCCGAATAGTCCTTTCTTTACTTTGAATCCTTCACAGGACACAAAGCAGGAACTGGAGCAGTCTGGGGACAACATGGTAACGGAAGTTCAGCAGCAGCTCATGCGAATTGAAAATATTTGCATGAAATATGTAGAGACACACCAGATCAGAGTGACCATTACAGAAGCTCTGAAAATGCTGATTGTCGCAGGGAATGCCTGTCTTTATTTACCACCTCAGGAAGGCGGTATCAAAATGTATCGTCTCAATGATTATGTCGTTGTACGTGATGCACTGGGAACATGGTACAGACTGATTACCTTAGACAAAGTAGCATGGGCGTCTCTTCCAGAAGATGTACAGAACATGATTTCTAAGACAGGAGACAACACGGAAGAGCATAAACCATCTGATGAGGTAGAGATTTATACGGATATTCAGTTACAGAATGGACAGTATATCTCTTATCAGGAAGTCAATGGTGAAGTGATTGATGGGACAGCACAGGCATTTCCTTCTGATAGTGCACCATGGATTCCTCTTCGCATGGTAAAGATGGATGGTGAATCTTACGGACGTTCTTTTGTAGAGGAATATCTGGGTGATATTCGTTCTCTTGAAAATCTCAGTAAAGCTATTGTGGAGCTTAGTTCTATTTGTGCGTCTGTTTATTTCCTTGTGAATCCGAATGGCATTACAAGAGTGAATAGATTGTCTAAAGCAGAAACAGGAGCTTTTATTCCGGGCAGAGCTGAAGACATTACGGTGTTACAGTTGGATAAATATAATGATCTGAATGTAGCACAACAGACCGCAGCGAATATTGAATCTAGGTTGTCTTTTGCCTTTTTGCTGAATAGTGCAGTACAGAGAAACGGAGAACGTGTAACCGCAGAAGAGATTAGATATGTAGCTGGGGAACTGGAAGACACACTGGGTGGAATTTATTCTTTGTTGTCTCAGGAACTACAGTTACCATTAGCACGCCGACTGGTAGCACAGCTCTCTTCAGGTGGGCAGATCCCAGACCTTCCACCAGACTTAGTGGACATGGAAGTCATCACAGGTGTAGAAGCGATCGGGCGAGGGCATGATCTTAATAAATTATCACAGTTCTTGGAATTACAGCAGATGAATCCCGCAGCACAGACATATCTGAATTGGCAGAAGATCATGATTATGGAAGCAACAGCATTAGGTATTGATACAGAAGAACTCATAAAGACTGATGAACAGCTACAGCAAGAACAGCAGCAGTCTATGATGTCTAATATGGCAGAGAAAGCAGCTCCTCAATTAGCAAAAGGAGCAATGGATGGCATGAATAACCAGATGGGAGGTATGTAGTAAATTGGGAGAAAATACTGAATCTTTATATCCAGAAGGAGCAGTGACAGGTGGTGCAGAAGATGCTTTACAGGGAAGAGACGTTGAAATCAGATCGACAAGTACAGAAAAGATTGAGACGAAAGATCCGTCTGAAGAAGCACAGGAAACTGAAAAGGCAGAAGAAGCTGTACCGAAAACAGAAGAGCAGACAGAAACCAAAGATAATGAAGACAAGCCCACGAGTGAAGAAGAACCTATTGAAACTCGTGTGTCTAAAGCAGTGGAAGCAGACCAGACGCTGCAGGATGAATTAGGAAAAAAAGGGATTGATTTTGATGCCCTTGCTGATGAGTATTATGCAGATGGTGCATTGTCTGAAAAGTCCTATGACCAGCTTGAAAAGGCAGGTTATCCAAAGTCTGTTATTGATGCATACATTACTGGTCTTGAAGCTACAGCACAGCAGTTTATCGCAGATGTCTATCAGCATGCAGGGGGACAGGAAGAGTATGAAAAGATTGCTAGCTTCATTAGCAAGCAGAATGACGGAAGTGCAGAACGCTTTAATTCTCTTATTGAAAAAGGGGATATGGCTGGCATTAGACTGGCTCTTGATGGCTTTAAGGCTCGTATGCACGCTGCTAACGGCTACACTGGTCGTTCTATTCTTGGTCGGTCTAGTAACTCTGGCAACAATGCTGGCAACATGGGGTTTGCTAACAGAGGAGAAATGGTGAAGGCAATGTCTGATCCACGGTATCTTCGTGACCCTTCGTACACTAAAGAAGTACAGGACAAAACCATGAACAGCTCTTTTATTGGTTAATTTTGTTATGACAACAATGAAAAGACACACTGGCTTATTATTTTTATAGAAACGCTGGTAAAAAATACAAAATGTAAATCGCAAAAAATATATTCAAACACACATCTAAGCAGATGTGTGTCTTTTTGTTGTTTCATATATTTATTTATTTCTATTTTTACATGTAAAGGAGAGTTTATTTTGGCAGATGTAACGATTGCACAGCCAGGGCTTAATCAGAGTGGTACTGATACTCTTGCCCGATATCTGAAAGTATTTGCAGGAGAAACCATCACGGCATTTGAGCGTGCTTCTGTAACTAATGGACGCCATATTGTTCGATCCATTGCGAGTGGTAAATCCGCACAGTTCCCAGTGTTTGGGCGTGCTACTGCCGCTTATCTGAAATCTGGTAAGTCTCTGGATGACCTGCGTGAAAACATTCCTGGCGAAGAGAAAATCATTCAGATTGATGGTCTTCTGACTACTTCTCAGCTTATTTCTGATCTGGATGAAGCACTGTCTCACTTTGATGTTCGTGGTGAATATTCTCGTCAGATGGGTGAAGCTCTTGCATACGCAGCAGACGGTGCCGTACTTGCAGAAATTGCAAAGATGGTTGTTGCGAACAAAGAGAACATTACTGGTCTTGGTAAAGGTGAAATCATCAAAGGTACTCTCGCAGGAGAAGACATTGGTGTTACTCAGAAAATGGGGCTTAAACTTGTGGATATGATTCTTGATGTTAAGACCAAAATGTCTGAAAACTATGTTCCTCCGGATGATCGTTATATATTCATGACACCGACTGGCGTGAATGCTCTTGTAGCTTCTCTGGTTGTAATCAATCGTGACTATGGTGCAGTAGCTACCATCACAGAAGGCAAGGGGCTTCGTGTAGCAGGCTTTGACATCATTGAAACACCGCACCTTACTCGTGGTGGTGCAGCAGTCAATGAAGGTGTAATTCAGGGTGAAGGACATGTATTCCCTGCTGCTTATGTAGACAACACTGTATTTATTGCAGCACATCGTACCGCAGTAGGCACTGTCAAACTGAAAGACCTTGCTATCGAACGTGCGCGCCGTGCTGAATATCAGGCAGATATGCTCGTAGCATCTTACGCTATGGGACATGGTGGTCTTCGTCCAGAAGCAGCTTATATGGGTGTTATCTCTAATACCTAAGAAGCGAACAGCCGATGTCTAAGGACTAGGCTATTTAGTGCTTGCTACGGCAGGCACTTTATGAGAGGGCTAGGCACATATGGAAGGGGAACTTGGTATAGGTCTTACCATGGGGCAGGACTGATCTACGGGTTTCCTATTGTTGTGAGTGCAATTCTCACACCTCTCGATTCCTCCTTTCTTACAGGGAAGATATGCATATAAAATCATGAATGCCATGATACCCTCCTCTCAACGCAACTGCATATCTTCCCACCATGTCTCTTTAGCTCAATGGTTAGAGCGTCTGTACAGCTTCAGAAGGTTTAAGGTTCAAGTCCTTAAAGAGACACCATACCTTATTTTGATTTGTTTAGAAAGGATAAATAGCAATGACTTTAACTCCGTTGACAGAACTTGAAGCAGTCAATGAAATTCTTGCAAGTATTGGTGAATCTCCTGTAAACACGATTGAGAATCCAACAAATGTAGATGTCATTAACTGCTTGCGTATCCTTAGGAACGTAAATAGACGTGTGCAGAGTAAAGGATGGACGTTCAATAAGATTGATTCTTATACATTGAACCCAGATACTACGACACATAAAATTAGATGGTTGTCTAATCTCCTGTACGTTGTTGGTACAGATAATAAGAAGTACACGAAGAAAGGGGACTATCTTTTTGATTGGGAAGAACAAACAGATATTTTTAACAATAGTATTGATTGCACAATTATTTTCCTTGTGGATTTTGAAGACATGCCAGATCCAATGCGAAGCTATATCACAGCGAAGGCAGCTACAACTTTTCAGACACGCTACTTAGGGGACAGCTCCCTTGGTGAAGAGCTTCTCAGAGATGAGCAGGAAGCATGGGCAGCTTTAATGGAATATGAACTTGATTCTAATAACTTCAATATGCTGAATGTAACTGGTGTACAGACAATTCTTGAAAGAGGTAACTAATGGCTACAAACTTATACAGTCAGACAATCAAAAACATTGTGTCTGGTATCAGTCAGCAGCCTGCTATTCTTCGTTTACCAGAACAGCTTGAAGAACAGATAAATGGATATAGCACAGAAGTAGGTGGTCTGCAAAAAAGGGCACCGACAGTGCATATCAAGAATTTGTTTGCTGCTCCCTCTTCTACTTATCGTCCTCTTGTACATGAACAAAAGAGAGATGAAGTAGAAAAGTACATCATGATTTTTGATGGAAATGGTAGCTGTAAGATTTATGATGAAGACGGCAAAGAATACAAAGTAACCATTGATGCTAAATCTGCACAATACCTTAGTGGTGTAGATCCCAGAAAGTATCTTAAATGCATTACCATTGCAGACTATACTTTTATTGTTAATACAAAAAAGAAAGTAGCAATGACAGGGAAAGTCTGGGATTCTGGCAGATGGAAAGACACACAGGGCGCACTCTTTAATGTTAAGAGTGGGCAGTATGGCAGAACATATGCTTGTATTATCAATGATGTAACGATTGCCACTTACACGACACCAGATGGATCTAATGCTTCTGATAGTACGAAGGTAGACGTAAACTGGATTGCTGAACAGCTTGCTACTTCTGCAAAAAGCAATGGGTGGACAGTAGAAACTGGGGATAGCTGGTTATATGTAAAGAAAGCAGGGACTACCATTAAGACCGTTAAGATTAAAGATGGGTACAATGGTATGTCTATGTTTGGTATTTATCATGCTGTACAGAACTTTAACAATCTGCCACGTTCTGCTCCTGATGGATTTACAGTACAGGTAAAAGGGGCAACGAATGTAGCTGATGATTATTATGTCAGATATGATGGAGACACACAGCTCTGGACAGAATGTGCAAGACCAGAAACACCTACTACTCTTGATTCTTCTACCATGCCTCAGGGACTGGTAAGAAATGCAGACATGTCTTTCACTCTTAAACCTTTGGATTGGGATGATAGAGATGTAGGTGATGAGGATTCTAACCCAGAACCTTCTTTCGTTGGGGCAACTATCAATGATATTTTCTTTTACAGAAACAGGCTTGGGCTTATTTCAGGAGAGAATGTCATCCTGTCTAGGTCTGCGTCTTTCTTTAATTTCTGGTTTGCTTCTGTAGTAGACATGCAGGATACAGATCCTATTGATTTAGCAGTATCTCATAACAGTGTGTCTATTCTCTATCATGCTGTTCCATTTGATGAAGAGTTGCTTCTCTTCTCAAATGACACACAGTTCTTACTTAGAGCTGATGGCGTATTGTCTCCTAAGAATTGCTCTATCACAGAAGTCACAGAATTTACTTGCAATCCGTATGTACGCCCAGTAGGGGCAGGAAGACGTGTCTATTTTCCTACAGAACGTGCAGAGTTTACTACGATCAAAGAATATTTCACGATTGAAGACACCACCAATTTGAAAGATGCACAGGATGTAACGTCACATGTGCCTTCTTTCATTCCGAATGGTGTGTATAAAATTGTGTCTTCCAATACAGAGAATGTTTTAGGGTTCTTTACTATTGGTGCTGAATCAAAAGTATACATTTACAAATATTTGTTTGTAGATAATAGCAGATTACAGTCCTCTTGGTCTTACTGGGAGTTCAATGGTGCCCGCATTCTTGGTGGTGGATTTATCAATTCTACATTGTACCTTGTGTTTGATAGACAAGGGATGATTACTCTTGAAAGTGTCTCCTTTACTTATAACACGAAGGACTATGAAGAGTATGAACCATATCGTGTCTTTATGGATAGAAAGGTTGTTTTACCCGCCATTCCTTCAGATGCTTATGATGATATTGAAGGACGGACTAAGGTAGATATGAAAACCATGTATGGAGACACTCTGAAAGCAGGTGTGTCTTACGGACTGGTAGACAGAAAAGGCTTTTTCCGTAAATGGACACCAGAAGAAATGGTAGCTGGAAGATACGTCTGGTTGCAAGGAAACTGGGTAGGAAGGCGTTTCATTGAAGGAGAATTGTATAAATTCAAGGCAAAGTTCTCTGAGGTTATGATTCGTAAACAGGATGACAATGGTGTCACTGCGTACACAGAAGGAAGATTACAGCTTAGAAATTTTTGGGTGAACTATGAGAATTGCGGATAT